AGACGTGTGCTCTTCCGATCTGGTATACGGTCTGGTGCTCAAGTCTCCCGAGTTCACCAAGGCCTCCGATTTGGGCGACGCAGTGGTGCAGACCGGCGCTCTGGGCCGCATTGCCGGCTTCAACGTCTTTGAAGACGCCACTCTTTCCGCCACCACCGACTTTATCGCCGGCCATCCCGACTGGTGTACCCGGATCAACGAGTGGGCGGTGGACGTCCATCTGCAGGACCTGGGCGGTTCCGGCAAGTACATCGGCGCTTCCGCAGTACAGGGGCGGCGCATTTACGCCCACGCCGTGACCAAGAAGAAGATCCTGCAGATCAAGAAAAACGCCGGCTGAGAAAGGCGGTGAGGGGGCCGCATGGCGGACTATACCTTCTACGAGGAACAGTATTACGGCAGCAGCATCTCCAAAGAGGACTGGCCCGCCGCCCAGCGGGAGGCGGAGGCGGTCTTGTCCCGATATGAGCGCATTTACACGGTCACCGGCGACGACTTTTCCCGGGATATGGCGTTGTGCGCCATGGCCGATACCCTGTTTTACTATGCCGATGCCCAGACACTCTCTTCGGCCAGCATCGGCAGCGTCTCGGAGACGCGGGCGTCGGTGGATCTGTCGCCCCAGGCTCAGAGCAAGGCTCTCTATGCGGCCGCTTCCCGCTATCTGGAGATCTATCGCGGGGTGGGGGGATGCTGAACAGAAAGCGCGGCCCTTTGACCTATCACCAATGCCGCCAGACCGTCACCATATACCACCGGGAAGGCAATGCCATACGGCGAGCGATATTCCACCGTGCCTTTCTTGAGTGCAAAAAGACCCAGAATGTGGACAAGACCGGAAGGAGGGAGGCCAATTCCTTCCTTCTGGTCCTTCCCACTGATACGCCGGCGGTCTTTATGGGGGACAAGGTGCTGCCCGGAGAGGGGCCGGAAGTGACCATGGCAGAGTGGGGGGCGTTTATCCCGGCGAAAGTGCAGGGCCTGCTGGTGGTGCAGTACGCGGACGACAAATACTACGGCACCCAGATGGTGCATCAGGAGGCGGGAGGATGAAGACAAAGGTGGAGCTTCATTCCCCCGCCCGCATCCGGAAGGACCACGGCCTGGACCCGGGCGGAGATGTTCAGCGGTTCTGGACGGCCACAGTGCTGCGGCGTATCCAGCGGTATATGCCCTACCGCACCGGGGCCACCATCAAGCTGACCATCGCTCAGACCGACGTTAACAAGCCGGAGATCGTCACAGACGTACCCTACGGCAAATACCTCTATTACGGCTATGCCATGGAGGGAACGCCACCCATGCATGTGACCGACCGGCCCCTCAAATATACGACGACAAAGAATCCGCTGGCTGGTCCCAAGTGGGATGTGAGGCTGTCCGCCGCCGAAGGGAAGACCATGGCGGCGGAGCTTCAGGCCTATATCGATAGAAAGAGGTGAGCCTTTGACGGCGCTGGAAACGGTAAAGAACTGGCTGGCTTCCTATCCGGGATACGACATCCTGGGGACCTTTTTTGTGGACTACACCGACCACATCCCCAATAACGGCGGTATTTTTCCCGCCGGACTGGTGGAAGTGCGCCGCACAGAGGACATTTTAGGCAATGTCCAGGTGGAAAACCAGTACAACTTCGGCCTTTACTATGTCTTCTGCAAGGGAGATGGGAGCGGTGCGGAGGAGAATGCCGACTGGCTGATGGACTTTCAGACCTGGGTGCAGGAGCAGTCCATCACCGGCGCGTGTCCCCAGTTTGGCGACAAGACCACCGCCGTCCAGGCGCAGAACGGAGCGCTTTACGCGGTGGATGGGGAGGGAACAGCCACCTATATGGTGCAGCTCTCCATCCGTTTTCAAAAGAAGTTTGAGGTGAATGCATGAAGATCGAACGCAAGTATATGGCCCATTACATCAATGCAGACGCCACCGGAGAATCGCCGGCCTATGTCCGGCTGGGGCAGGATCTGGAGGAATACTCTCCTGAAATGTCCGCCGAGGTGGAAACCAAGAAGAACATCAATGGAGAAAACTCCATCAACATCTCCAGCTACGCCAAGTCCGGCAGCGTGGAGCCCTACTATGCCGACAAGGACGACCCTCTCTTTCAGCGGCTCCAGTCCATCATCGACGGTGATCTGGTGCTGGACCAGCTCAAAACTGATGTGGTGGAGGTCAAGCTCTGGGAGAAGGAGCAGGCCGGAAAGTATCCTGCCATCAAAGAGGAGGCCTATATCGAGGTTGCCTCCTACGGCGGCGACACCACCGGCTATCAAATCCCCTTCAACGTCCACTATACCGGCAAGAAGACCGTTGGACAGTTCGACATCAGCACCAAGACCTTCACCGAAGGCGCGGGCGGCTAAGGAGGTACCGTATGGAACAGCAGAAGATCCTCTTTGACGACGGCATCAGGGAATATGAGGTCAACGGAAACGGCATTCTCCGGTTCCATCCCGGCGACCCCAATCTCTATCACCGCTTCCAGCAGTTGACCCAAGATGTGGACGCCATGAAGGAAGAGGCCCTCAGTCGTTCCGGCAGTATCCGAGACGGCTTTTCCGCCGTGGAGCTGCTGGCTGAGTATGACGGCAAGGTCAAAGAGAAGCTGGCCTATGTGTTCGGCGGGGAAAATGACTTCGACAAATTGCTGGGCGGCGTCAATGTGATGGCCCCGGCGGGTAACGGCCAGCTGGTGGTGACCAACCTGATCCGTGCCCTCCAGCCCATCCTGGAGGAGGGGATCAAAGCCTACGCCAAGCTGGAAGCGGCCAGGGCGGCGGCGGAGTACCATCCCCACACACCCACGGCATGACCTGGGAGCTGACGCAGTCCCTGCCGGTGGGCGGAGTGCTCCGGACTATCCACGCAGACTTCCGGGATGTGCTGGAGGTCATCCGCCGGCTGGGCGATGATACCAAACAGGGGCAGGTGCGGGTCTATGTGGCTCTGTCGCTCTTCTACGCCGACTTTGAGACTATCCCGGAGGGGTGCTATCAGGAGGCAGCGGAACGCATGGCGGAATTTATTGCCGTAGGAGAGCAGCCGGACGGGAAGTCACACCCCAAAACCATCGACTGGGAGCAGGATCATGCGCTCATCGTCTCCGACATCAACCGCGTAGCGGGGAAGGAGATCCGTGCCCTCCCCTTTGTCCACTGGTGGACCTTTGTTGCCTGGTTCAATGCCATCGGGGACGGGCAATTAGCCACGGTGGTATCTATCCGCGAGAAACTCCGTAAGGGGAAAAAGCTGTCCGACTGGGAACGGGGATTTTACAGGGAGCACCGCTCCATCATCGACTTTAAGACTAGGTACACGCAAGAAGAACTGGCCGAGCGGGAACGTCTGAAAAAACTGCTGGGAGAGTAGGTGAGGTATGGCAGACGGAAAGGTAACCATTGATACCAGCCTGGATCATTCAGGCTTTGATAAAGATGCGACAAAGTTGGAAGGGTCTGCAAGATCCAGAGCTGCAAAACTTGCCGCAATTTATCGAAAGCAGGGTCTTTCGGCATCTGACGCCTTCAAAAAAGCCTGGTCTGAAACTGAAAGAGACACAAAATCCAGCAGCGAGAAAATAGGTAAAGCAATAGAGAAAAATGTAGGTGGCGGCGTAGACAATGCAGTAGACAGCATCGAGACAGGTTTTGCCGGATTAAAAGATGCGCTCAATGGGATTATTGGAATCATTACCGCCGTCTTTGCCGTCGATCAGCTGATCCAGTTCGGCAAGGAGTGCATCGAGCTGGGTAGCGACGTGGCCGAGGTGCAGAATGTGGTGGACGTGGCCTTCGGTGACATGGCAGGGCAGGTGGAGACATTTGCCAATCAGGCAATCACCAACTTCGGTATGTCCACCCTGGCCGCGAAAAAGACTTCCTCCACCTATATGGCGATGGCCAGAAGTATGGGAGTGGCTATGGACGGCGCGGCGGAAATGTCTCTTGCACTGACCGGCCTGTCCGGCGACGTGGCCTCCTTCTACAACATCACTCAGGAGGAAGCGGCCTATAAGCTGCAAAGCGTCTTCACCGGCGAGACCGAAAGTCTCAGGGAGCTGGGTGTGGTCATGACCCAGACCAATTTGCAGCAGTACGCCCTCCGGAATGGCATGAACGCCAACATTCAGAGTATGACTCAGGCGGAACAGGTGGCGCTGAGATATGCCTACGTTACCGATCAGCTTGCCCTTGCCTCCGGCGACTTTCTCCGCACCCAGGACAGCTGGGCCAATCAGACCCGCATCCTCTCTATGCAGTGGCAGGAGTTTATGTCTGTGATCGGACAGGCTCTGACTACCATTCTCCTCCCGGCGGTCAAGCTGCTGAACCAGATCGTGGGGGTGCTCATCAATGCGGCCAACGCCATCAACGCAGCCTTGACTTCCATCTTCGGCGGAGCCCAGACCCAGATCCAGCAGACACAGGCCGCCGTGGGCGGGGTATCCTCCGGTATCGGAGAGGCGGTAGACAACCAGGACGCCCTGACCGACGCCACAAAGGCCACCAACAAGGCCCAGCAGAAGACGCTGGCCGGTTTCGATCAGCTGAACAAGCTTTCGGACGCTTCCGGTTCGTCTTCCGGTGGGAGCGGAAGCAGCGCTGCCGGGATGGGTGCGTCCGGTGTGCCCGGTTTGCAGAGCGTTGGAACGGAGACAGAAGGCGCGGCAGGGAAGCTGCTGGACATCATGGAGCGCCTGCGAGCGGCTGTGGAACCCTTCCGGGCGGCATTTGATACTGCGTTTTCCAGCATCCGAAGCGGTGCGTCTACGGTGTTCGCCGCCCTCTCTCAGGCGTGGAGTGACATCAAGACCCTGGGTTCTCCGCTCTACGACTGGTTCAGCGGAGAATTTACTACGTTTTTGAACCAGTTCATTATCACATTCGGCAATACCATGGGCGGTCTTCTGGATACGGTCGGAATGGTATTCTCCGATCTGTGGTCCCTGATTATCTTTCCGCGTATCCAGCAGTGGGTGGTGGATATTCTCCCCGCACTGACTGATTTCTGCACAGAATTTCTTTCCGCCTTTGACGTGCTCTTCGGGGAAGTAAAGGCGATCTTTGACCTGATCTGGTCGCAAGCCGTGGCCCCGGCCCTGCAAATGATACAGAGTATTTGGTCCGACGTTTGGGACAGTATCATTGCCGCATGGGAGGAACATGGAAAGCCCATCTTCGACAAGCTGAAGGAAGCAATCAAAGGCACCTCCGATTACCTTCAAAATTGTTGGACTACAATCATACTGCCTGTTTTTGATACATTCATGGCGGTAGTAGACGAGTTGTGGAACAACCATCTAAAGCCGCTTTGGGATAACATCCTTGATTTCGTTGGAAATCTTGTTCAATCTGCTCTTGATATTTACAACAAGTTTATCCTTCCTATGAGAGACTGGTTTGTTGATGTACTCGGACCGCCAATCCAAAAGACAATCAGTATGCTGATCGAACAGCTCGGGCTATTTGCCGGCGGAATCATTGATTTATTTGATATTGCGGTAGATTATCTTGGCGGTATCGTCGATTTTGTAACAGGTATTTTTACCGGAGATTTGGAAAAAGCATTTTCAGGGATAGAGACGATGTTCAATAGTGTAATCAATTCTCTCCTTGTTGTGGTCGAAACGTTTGTTAATTACTTTATTCTTGGTATCAACAAAGTCATTGAGGCGCTCAATATGCTGCATATTGACGTTCCTGACTGGGTACCCGGCGTGGGGGGAAATTCCTTTGGGCTCAACATTCCGACCATCCCGGAGCTAAAGCTTCCACGTCTGGCCACCGGCGCGGTCATCCCGCCCAACCGGGAATTCCTGGCCATCCTGGGCGATCAGGCGAGCGGGACCAACATCGAAGCGCCCCTGTCCACCATCGAGCAGGCCGTGGAAAACGTCCTGTCCCGCCGGGGCTATGGGCAGGAGATTACACTGCGCCTAGTCTCCGACCGGGGCTTTGTCCGCAGCCTGAAGCTGGAGCTGGATAAAGAGAGTCAGCGGCGGGGCGTCCGGCTGGTGAAGGGAGGGGCATATTGATGCGTCCGGTATTTACCGTAGACGGGAAGGCATACAGCGTCAGCGTCCCCCAGGGCGGACTCAAACGACAGGGCCGGGTGCTGGACGGCGAAAAGTCGGGGCGGCTTCAGTCCGGCGACATGGAACGGGATGTGGTGGGCACCTACTATAATTATGTGATGGCCCTGGACACGAAAGGAATGGAAGTGGAGGAATACGACGCCCTCTATGAAGTGCTCTCCAGCCCGGAGGACTTCCACACCATCACCATCCCCTATGGACAGGGCACCATTACGTTCCAGGCCTATGTGGCCAATGTGGACGACGAGCTGCTGCTTATGCTGCCTGACGGGCGTAACCTGTGGGGCAACCTGTCTTTTACCTTCACGGCAAAAGCGCCTTACAGGAGGCCGTAAATGGCACAGACAAAGATTATCTATCGCGATGTAGCGCCCGGCGCACAGGAGGCAGCGGAGCTGTCCATGGAGGAGATACAGCCCTTTTCCGATTTGAAGGCCGTCAACCAGGGGGCAGATATTCCAGCCATGTCCACCTTTGAGTGGAACCAGTGGACGCTGGACGGAAGCCGGGACCTCTTTCCGGAGGCCCCGGAGCCTGGGACCTGGGGCGCCTGGTCGCTGGCACAATCGGACGGGGAAGGGCGCTTTTCCATCCCGCCGGTGCTGACCATCCAATTTGACGCCCTCTTTTCCAGTGTGGGCCTGTCTTTTACCTTTGACACCGCCGAACCGTGCTGGTGCAGCGACCTCAATATCAAGTGGTATCAAAATGAAACATTCCTGGCGCAGCAGGACTTTGCGCCGGACCGCGCGGAATACACCTGCTTGCAGGAAATATCGGCCTACAATAAGCTGGTCATTACCTTTCGCAAGACCGCGCTGCCATACCGGTTTCTCAAGCTGGGCGGGGTGATATACGGCCAGACCCGCGTCTTTGGGGAAGAAGAGCTGCGGCGGGTCAATCTGTTCCAGGCGGCTTCCGTCATCTCGGAGGAGCTGGAGATCAACACCTGCGACCTGACCCTGTCCAGCAAGGACCCGGTGCCCTTTCTCTTTCAGCGCAAGCAGCCCATGGAGATCTATCACGACAATGTCTTACAAGGCGTGTTCTATGTGTCGGCATCTAAGCGAGTGGGCCCGGCCATCTATGAGATCGAGACCACCGATGCCGTGGGGCTGCTGGAGGAAGAGAACCATCTGGGCGGCATATACGCCAACAAACGGGTGGATGCGCTGGCGGCGGAAATCCTGGGGCCCAATGCCTATGACCTGGACCCGTCGCTGGCCGGCAAGACTGTGACCGGCTGGCTGCCCATCGCCACCCGGCGGGAGAATCTGGCCCAACTGGCCTTTGCCATCGGCGCGGTGGTGGACACCTCCGGCAGCGAAGTCATCCGGATCTATCCCGTCCGGTCCAACGTGACGTCCGATTTTGGCGCGGAGCGCATCTATTCCGGCTCTGACATCGACACCGCCGCACTGGTGACGGGTGTGGAGGTGACCGCCCACAAATACGCCGCCGGGACAGAGAACAAGGAGCTTTTCCGCGATACACTGAACGGGCAGGCGATGGTGACCTTTGGGGAACCGGTAGCCGGTCTGTCTGTTTCCGGCGGCACGCTGTTGGAGAGCAATGCAAACTATGCCGTGCTCTCCGGCTCCGGCGGCACCGTGACACTCACAGGGAAGCCATATCAGCATACCACGCGCACCGTCCGGGTAGAGAAACCGGATCTTCAGGCATCGGAGGTGGTCAACGTCTACCAGGTCACCGATGCCACGCTGGTGAGCGATGAGAATGCCCAGGCAGTGGCACAGCAGATCGGAAGAGCACACGTCTGAACTCCAGT